AGATAGATCATCCTGAGGTACAATCATGTGATAATTTATTACATATACGCCATCAGGTACTGGGTAGAAGTCTACATTAGGATCACCTGCTGTACTTCCGTTGATGTCGTAGTAATTAGGCTTACCAGTCTTTACACCGGAAGCTGTAAGAGCTACGTTCATGAACTTATAATTAGCCTTATGAACTTCAATCTCTTCTGTATCATTTATAACTTGTAGGATCTTATACCGATCCCCTGCCCCTGTGAGTGTGTATCTAAAGTCATCAGCAACAGTAGTAACCTGTAAGGTAGTTCTTAATTGAATCCAATCAAAAGAATCTTCCACCTCTTTCTTTGTTTCATTTATAAGATCACCTATTAGTGTGGAGTATTCTGTCTCTCCAACCGTAGCAACCTCTGCCTCTCTAAGTCGTCTTAGGACAGCATTAACTAATTGTATATATGTCATGTTCTACCCTATAAGAGGCGGGGCATCCTTGCCCCTATATTAATTTTACTCTGGTACTAAGAACGCAATACCAGCATCATCACGGATCTCAGAGATACCGTAGATCATATCAGAAGTGAATAGATCACCCAGATACTCTTGCTTGTATGTAGATTGCGAACGTACACCCATCTGCTCTGCTAGAACAAATGCATCTTTATGGAACATCATACCAACACGATAGTTAGTAGTAGTATCATCAGCAGCTACCGTTGGGCAGTTAGTTGATACGTATACTTCCATACCGTAAATGTCACCAATCTTACCAGTGCGAATACTATTACCATTACCTGTCTCACCGGTGAAGGCTTGCTCAGTGAATCGAGCCAGACCTAAAAGGGTATTCTTTTCAACAGGTGGGATAACTAGTACACGGCCGTCCATAGGGACGTTAGCGTCGTCTAAGGTCTGGGTCATCTTACGAATACCAGCATCAGTTAGAGTACTACCGTTACCTTGGTTAGTATTAGCAGAACCATCCCATACAGTAGCACCATCACCACCGATTACGGCAGCAGAGTACGCAGTACCGCTTTGAAGACCACCCGCTAAACCCCATAAGTCATTATCTACTTGAGATGCTAGAGCATAGCCAGCGTCATCAGTTTGGAAACGACGTAATGAGTCTAAAGACTGAATAGCGATGATGTCTTCAATTACGAACGAGTATTCATAGTGTTTATCAAGAACAACTGTCAACTCGCTTGAGTTATTCTGATTTAAGGTTACTTGTGAACCAACTGCCTTAGCATTAGCAGCACCACGAGTAGGTTTAGGGATATGGATCGTATCACCCTTTTTACCCTTGTGATTAATCTTGCTAACTAAGTTCGCTAGAACCAAGTTCTGTTTGTAGGCCGCAATGATGTCATCAGACCAAAGTTCTGGGATGAACTCCTGTACCGATGCAGCACTATTGGCTAAATGATTAGTACCTAATGGCATTGTTATCTTCCTATAAGTTTATTATTTGGCATTATTGCCTGTCTTTTAACGGACTCTACCTTCTGCATACGCCTTGTAGATTATATCTGACATAGATTCGTATTTAGCTGGGTCTCTTAAGCGAAGTTGCATAAGTTGCTTTCTACTGTACACTTTAGTAGTAGATGCACCTGTAGCACCCTTCTCAGTAACAGCGTCTTTCATCGCCCTTTTAGCATTCTGGCTTTTAGTCTCTTTTGCACCTTCGACTACGGCCTGTTGAACACCTTTATACAAGGTCAGTAATTCAGCAGCTACGTCGTACTTATAGTTCTTATTCGCATCATTATATAGCTGAGTACGAACAGGACTTTCTGTTACCCATTTAGCAAATTCATCTGAGCCGACTACTGTTTGCCAATCTGGGTGTACGTCTTCAAAAGAAGCTAGTTCTCTTTCTCGCTTACTTGCATCAAGATTGTCTTGCATCTCTTTTAAGAGAGGGTTATTTGCCACAGCATCAGAGATAACTGTGTCTGGGTCTTCCAATAGAGAATCAACATCTACTTTCTGGGCTTTATCATCTTGCTTGTCAGAAGTGCTGTTCTTCTCTTCGAGTTTAAGTTCAAGTAGTTGGTCAATAAGCTTACGCTGTTCACCTAGCTCATTGTTTTTACGACCGAATTCTTTTTCAAGATTAGAGTAACTGTCTGCTACCTCTTCAATCGTCTTACCTTTAAACTTATCTGGTAATTTACTATCAACCTCTGCTTCTAATGCATCAGAGTTATCATCGATAATCTCATCTACATTAATATCTTCCAAAGATACTAGCTCTTCACCTTCAATGTCTACTACTTCATCCTGCTCGACTACGATACTATCTGTCATGTTTCCGCCTTATAGGTTTAGGAATTATTGTCTAACCCATCTGCTATTTCATCTAGCTGATTTCGGGTTATTGCTTTGAGGCTTGTCATATACCTCAGGGTTTGAATGTTGCCACGTCTAAACTGCCACTTCTCATTAGTATCACATTCTGAATCTGCTGATTCGATGGCCGCCTTTAGTAGCATTTCATTATCTTTCTGTAGGATCTCCCAACCTTCACTATTGAATAAATCCCATAGGGTTTCAAGATCCTTGATTCTCTGTATTTCCTCTTCCAACTTCTACCTCACTTGTTGATTGTGCTTGCATAGCGTCAACTTCTGCTCTGTAGGCATCTAACTGACTACCTACTTCTTCTGCCTCTGCCTTAGCTAGATTAAGTATGGCCTCAGTTTCGAGTTTAACTCGCTGATCTCCTACCTTTTCTTGCTCTACCATAACCCTAGCCATCTCGGTCTTAGCTCTCATCAATTCAATCTCTAAGCTCGCTTGATCCTTCTGAGCTTTCATTTGAACTTCTTGAGCTTTGATCTGTGCCATAGGGTCTTGTTTAGGCTGTAAGGCCTGTTGTAGCATTTGATCTATAACTACTAGCATTTTATCTTTATCAGTGATACTAGAGTTCTCATAGATGCTACGGATAAGCATCCAGTAAGCAGGACTATCTGGTGGGACTGTGTTCAGCAGACTTGTCAGTTGCTGTTGCTCCACTTCCCGAGCCATAATACCTAAAGTACTGTATACTTTGAACTTAATATCCATTACAGGATATCTGTCAGGGTCTAACTGCATATAACGCCATGCAGTCTTATGTAGAAGAGGGCTAATGAACTTACGTTCGATATTAGCTAGTGTTCTCTTACTACGTTTGATACTTCCAGATAACATCATACTCATACCAGATGCAGTATTATTACGTGCATTTACTGATACAGGGGATGCGCTATCCATACTACCAGTGGCCATCTGAACCATACGTTCAAGATCGCCTGACTGGTGGAAAGTATTAGGGTTTACTTCACCAAAGTTAAATGGTCTAAGTACTGTATTTGGATCACCGTTAGTATAGACATTTTTTCCTGGCTCTACAGAGAATGAACCTCCACGAGGGATACGTGTTGCATCAACTCCCATCATAGGGTGTACAGTCAACGCCATTGCGTCTATACGGGCTCTTAGTTCAGCATCAAGGGCTTTCTGAGGGTTATAGCCTTTCTCAGCTACGCCACGTCCCCAGAAGCGATTTGGAACAGTATCATGCTGATATGCTATAAAGCTACGATCTTCCATCATGTGTGGATTCTGTACAGCTTTAAGTAATACATCATCATTAGCGATAGTAACGATAGCTTCTACAAAATCAACCGTATCTGCTTCATAGTCTGTATCTTCAAAGAGGTCTACAAATTCTTCATCATCTTCTGCCAATGTCTGAGGTAGCAGATGAGATGGGACAAGGCCATGATATTCGATTATCTTAGTACTGTCTAAAGCTAGAGGACTCTTACTTTCACCTTTAGGATTCAAATCTAGGTCATCAGTAAAGGAACCAATATCACCATCTAAATAGATACCATCTTGCTGTTTCTTAATAATACCATGCTTTGGTACAATTGTAATATGAGCACAACCTAGGGCTTCATCAATAGTTCTAGCACTTGGGTCAATAGCAAATTCATCAGGAGCAATGGGTACAAGACGTACTTCTACTTGCTGGTCTACATTAGCTACACCTTCTGTAACACCACCACCAATATCAGCTTGATCTACTCTTCTAGTGTCTACTTCACTCACTACTATCTTACCGATACCGGTACCATAGATAGCGCCATTGAGGAATACCTCAGATAGTGAATCACGTACATCGCTATTATCTAGGTCTTCTAGCAGAAGATTACGATATGCAGAAATATCTTGAGGATTCTGATCCATTAGATCATCATCTAGGTCAAACCAACGACCTTTACCAAAGATAGCTTCTTCTTGTTCTGATACAGCAGATTCAATAGCCTGTTGTAGTGCAGGTACTATTAGTTTACTTCTTTCTGATTTACGTGTCTTATCTTGTTCGATATGGATACCACGCCATAGACGATAATATTCATCCCATTTATCTTTAAAGTTAGAATCTCTATATTCAATCCAAGGTTGAATAGTGGATAGTACCCAAGATACAAGACGATCTTCAGGTGTGTTCATGTGTTGGTCTGAACTCTCACCTTCATCATTTACAACTATATTGTTAGCCATTAAAATCCTGCCATTGGGTCTAAAGGTTCCCAGTTACTTTCTTCAAACTCATCAATGTAGATGACAGAAGCTAACTGATCTATATATGCTAATGCGTCAGGTAGATCATCATGTGACATAGGGTTAGGGAAATCTAAAAGCTGATCCGTTAAGTGTTTAATCCAAGGTGCATCTTTCTTAAAGAAGATACGACCGTGTTCAAAACGACCCTGTAATGCCCATGTTATCCTTTCTACCTTTTTCTTACCACCGTGTGTTAAATTCTCTATACGTGGATATACATTCAACCTACGCATCTGATCCTCTAAATAGTCATGCATCGCATTCTTAAGAGAACCACCTTCTATACCTACACACCGAGGCTTATATTTCTGTGCTGCTTTGATAACTTGTAGACTAGCTTCTCGTACTCCCCATCTGCCATGAATCATATCATGTACAAACCAACCAGCAGAACTAACTTCTACTACAGCTATAGCCATTTCATCAAGCCTAGATACGGCACTCTTAACCATACCTACTCCAGCTCCAAAGCCAGCGGGATCAACCGCTATAAATATTTCACCTTGTTCTGGACTTGCTTCTAGTTCTTGGAACATGGAAGCTTTGAATGAGCCACCACCGCCAGAAGAGAAAGAAGCTTCAAATTCTTGTCTGAAAGCATCAGCCGACATACGGCCTCTAGCTTTCTCGATCTCCTTCTGAGAGATCATTGGGTTATCCATACTGTTAAAGGAGAAGGAAGCCCAATCTTCTGTCTTATGACCTTGTAGCCATAGTTCGTAGAAATGGTTTTTACCATCTGGAGTACCTATAAACAAGGCATCTCCTTCTACGTCAGCCAGTGTAGGGCTTATGATCAAGTCCCATACTTCTGGTTTCATGAATGCATATTCATCCATAACAACATAACTGATAGCAACACCACGTAGGGTATCAGGTCTATCAGATCCCTTGATCTGGATTGTACGGCCATTGATCAAGGTGAGTGTAGCGGTATTCTCGTGTGCTTTCTTTATTACTTTCTGACCTATATCTTTCAATAGGTTCCACATGATATCCTTACCTTGTTGGAAGGTAGGAGCTACATACCATACTTCTTTACCCTTAAGTGGGTATCCGAAACGATTAGTATCTTCAAGGCCTTTTAAAAGGAGAGTAACTGCTGAGAGGTAGCTTTTACCACCACGTCGTCCCGCTGCTACTACCTTGAATCGTTCTTCGGCATTGAATATCTCTAATTGCTTCTCATGTAATGAAAAGTTTAAATCAGACATATTTTCCCTATGGGTGTATGTGTATCGGCCTCAATAGTACTAAATGTACCTGTGCTTCTGGTAGATCTATAGCACCTGCTGTATTATTTACAAAATGGATATCTACTGTATTGAGACCAGAAACATGAGCAGATATTGTCAATTCTTGTAGGTCAGCTTCAAAAGAGACTAAGCAGAAGTCCCCAAAGTGAGCACCATTTATGTTTAAAACTTCATGTTCAAAGGAATTACTATTAACAGATACAGGGTCGACTAATGCTTCATATTCTACTACGTGCTCAAAGACACCTTGAAATTGAGAACGTCCCGCCTTTACCTGTGTAACAGCAGAGACAGGCATTACTGAATACGACCAGTAGAAGAACCGGTAATACGGGAAGCCATACCGTCTCTAGCCTTTTCTTTAGTTAAGGTGGAGACTCTAGGGGCTTCTTGTTTAGAAGGCCTTTTAGTAGTACTGGCTACTTTTGAACCTTTCTGATTTCTTGCACTCATATCAGCCATGTCACTTCGTTCCTACCTGCCATGCAGGGATTATTCTGTTTGTACTTCAAATTCGCCATCTACAGTAGTCTCTTCATCTCTAGCTACATGAGGATTAGCAGTTAATTTCTCTATATTGATAACAATACCAGAAGATAAGTCTTTACCAGCATTGATCTCCACTGCCTTTTTGACAGGGATTAGACGGTCTAGAACCATCTTAGCAGCAGTTAAATCACCTTCTGCTGCCTTCTGACAAACTACATCTACTATCTTATTGAGGTTAGTAACCATCAATTCACTGCTTTTAGTAACCAGTGCTTCCTGTAGTTCTGTCTTCTTATTCTTAGCCCCTTTAGGTCTACCTCTTTTATTACCGGATTTACCTTTCTTAAACTGGGTCTCTTCTTGTGTCTTTTTATCCATCTATTTAACGAATGCCTTGCTTTCTCATAGCAGCCTTTAGCTTCTCTTGACGTGTCATCAAGTGCTTTGCAGCCTTTTTAGCCATACCTTTACCAACGGCAGAAGGTTTTAATTTTCTAACTTGCTTAATATCACTCATAAATAAACCCCACTATATACACTCGTACCTATATAGACTATGTAGTTCATATATAAGTATTAAATACCTCAATTCCCTACCTTCTTTCTATACTTTTATTTACTATTATTCTATATTTTTAATATAATTAATATATAGTGTATTAGACAACGAAAAAGGCAAAAAGTTCAATTTATTTTCAAATTATTTTCAAAATAACCTAAAATCGCCCTTTACCTACGGTAAGGAATACCAGAGAAAAGAAGGAAATACAGTTAGTAGGAAGGTCTAGGTGGGTAGGTATTACAGATTTCTTTAGGCTATTATTAATATTACAGCTTTCTTTCTAAACTGTTGATTTCCTTAAAGAAATATCTAGATCTATATAGTCTATATACCTGTTTTTAAATCCCGATTCCACGTTTTTTGTGACTAGGTGTTATAATAGGATTCTGCCGACCCCTCACAGCCCCCTCCCCCCTATCCGAAATGATAATCATTCGTATTATCAATACCATATTGTTCTGGATATCAGTCATAAAGACAGTTAATGGCCTATAAATACAGGTAATGACTATATTATTCTCTGGATTGGTGTGTTTTGGCATGATAAATGCATGTGGTAGTGGCCATTACACCACTATAAAGGTATTCTATGACCTATCAATACCACTAATGACCTACTATATTAGTATAAACTTATAGACGAACGGTACTAGACAGCCAGCAATAGCTATGTCATACTATATCCATAGTCAAGGTAGTTAATTGGCTTGTCGGTTGCCCCTCTGAGGCGTGTTCTTTCCGACGAACGGTACTAGACAGGGTTATTTTACTTTGTTATAGTATATATCAAGACCTACAGGCTTGTCAGGCTTTTATAGCTCCCTGTCTGTAGGCTAGAAAGCGGGCATTTGCACAATTATGGTGCATTAAAAGAGTGACGCTTACGGTGCTGGAATCCGTCTACATGAATTGAGCAAAGCTCAACTCTGAAAGAGTAGTTTCTGGTCTGTTTGTTTAGCTCCGAGGTGGTTGCCGCATGTTCAAAGAGTATAGCCGGTTCGAAGGGGCATACTGTCGAGTTATTAATACTACTCACTTGTCAGGGCATAGAATAAGACCCTGTATTCTTATGAATAGGTAGCTCTGTTTTAGAGCCACCACTAATAATAACTAATACCTTCCCTCAATAATAGTCGCTGGTTTGGCCTGTATTGCCCTGTAAAGGGTTTTTATGGTTTTGCTAGTGGGTTAGTATGTGACAGGTATTAAATGCTGTTATTGAGGCTATATGGCGGATATGGGTATTTATCAGTATATGTTCAATAGTGAGCATATATAATACATATCTTAATTAAATGGCCTGCAAAAAGCAGGCAGGAGCGTAGCGACATGAAAACCGAACTGACAACTAAAAACTTCAAATCTAAACTAGCTGGTTTAATCAAATCAGCTAAAAGCCAGCGTGATAATATCAATGCTTTTATCTTATTCGGGTTAAAGCATTATGAAGAACATGGTGATTCTACATACTTAACGCAGGTATTAAATGCTTGTGTAAATGTCAAAAGCTTACCAACCATCACAATTAAAGACTTTATCAAAGAACATGCCAATTTATTATGGACTAAGAACAAAGCAGGTGCTTTCTGCTTTAAGAAGCAAGGTACAGAAGTGAAAGTAACCATGCCAACAGTGACATGGTATAACTGGAAAGGTGGTAAGCATAATGCTACTACGCCAGATATGGATGTAATAGGTCAGGCTAAATCACTACTAGCACGTATCAAGAAAGCTGGTACTCATGTTAAAGATGTTGAATCAGCTAAGAAGGTAGAAGAGGCACTACGGTCTATCGTAGTAGCTTAATATTGGAAAACAAACAACCAAACGCCTTCTACGGGGATAGGCTCCCGAATAACCACTAAAAAACGTGGGGTATTTTTGTTATGAAATTTACAGGTATGAAAAAGCTTGTTATAGGTATTATTCTAACCCTAACAGCGATTACTGGATGCACTGATGCCGATGTAGCTAGTAGAAATCTATCTAAGGCTGCTGATATGTTTGAACTAGAACGACGAATAGTCTTCTATAATGGGATAACAAATCAGTATATCTTGACAATAGAAGGTAGATGCTCTGTCGCCTCTTCTTCAAAACTGTTAGCGGTTACTTGTAAAACTGGCTGGGATGCCTATAAAAAGCATTATCTTGGACTGTCTGATAATGTTACCTATTTTTCGGAACAGTTAGAACCCTCTAAGGTTGATGTCTACCACTACAGGGTTATCTTTAAGCCGTCGGTTATAGTGCCGAACGTAGATATACAGCTATAGGTCTAAGTGTGTACATCAAAAGGATAGGCTATCAAGCGTAGCTTGTCCTTTTATTGTATGTATTATAGGCTGTCTATAGTACAACTACGTGGAGGATTAACTATGAAGCGTCTATTTTGTGTAAAGGCTAGTAATGGTAAAGTGATATTACCCCGTGTATATGATATGGCTGAGGGTTTAGAGCACGATGGTACATATTTCGGTAATAAACAGGATGCAAAGAAATTACGAGATTATGATAACACCACATACGGTAAAGGTAGTTATATTGCTCGTGGTGTTGATCACATTGGTAAACATGGTCATACTATACCTCGTATGCGTCGTCAACCTAAGAACAAATAACCTGCTATCGCAGGAAGGAGTAAAGATCATGCTTGAACAACCTGTAAAAACTCATAACCTTATGGCCGCAGACCTTAAAGAGGGTAATATCGCCACTATTAGATTTAGAGGTAAATTACACACTGTCTACGTTTTTAGACAAACAAGTAGCTCCTCTTTAAGCATGGTTAGTCTGACTGAAAAAGCTTGCTTTTGGGTTAGTATTAGTACTAATACTATACCTGTACTGGATGTCCTTACTTCCGGTGCAATTTTAACTGTTAAATAGGGGTATTTATTATGAGTATTCAAGGTAATGACGTAATCCTGAATAAAAAGCAGGAATTAAAGGAGGCTTTGAGTGCCTTCTATCGCTGTAAGATGAGCTATTATGGTGCTATCGGTATGGATATTGTACTGGATAGTATGTCTTATGATGAATTACAAAAGACAGCAAATACGCTGTTTTAGAACAGGAGGTATAAAGTGGTAGACTCTAAGACTACGGACAAGTTAAAGCTTCTTACAGAGGTTTTAGGTAATATGTCTGAATCTCAAATTAATAGCATATTACCTACCGTAAGATCTATCAGTATTAACTGGGAACATATAGGTTTAGTACGTGATACCGAGGGAGATATTATATCCTTTGGTGTAGTATGCCCTATGGTTGATATTGTTTTTAAATAGAGACTGTCTATAATTTTTTTTTTTTTAGGAGAAATAAAATGTATGAAACTTTTATCAAATTACTCAGTAGTGATTATCCTACTCTCGCTTTTACTGGTCTTTTCTTTGCCCTATTTACTATCGCTGTTATTCTTGCTTTCCTTTTTAGCTGGATTTGGGCTTGGGTGGATGACGCGGAAAAGGTTAAAGAAAACTTTATCCTAAAAGGGATCGGTGACAGGCTGTGGAGCCTTGATGATCGTAATCTTTTAAGTATTATTAAGAAAAGATACGGCCGACGAACTAGTAATGAAGATACACTAGTTAGAATCCATACTGGTAAAATCAGTAGTGAGGTAACCTTTGAAGGTCTGTCTAGTGTTGAGATAAAACAGTATAGTAAGATTAGACTACGTGAAGGTGGAGACTCATGGGTAACTTACTTTGTATCTCTATTCTGGATCTGGGTAGCAGTTATATCAGCAATATATTATTTTATCTCCATCTGGGTAATCTCTACTATTGCACTAGCAACACTAGCTAGATTCAGTAGAAGGTTGCAGAAGCGTTTTGTAGCTCATGTGGCTGATGATAAAGTACATAATGTGGAGCCTAAGTCATGAAATCTGGAAATAAGAAAACGCTATACCAGACTATGATCAAAGGTGATGATGGTTATGGTTCTACCTTTATGTATAGTAAAGGAAACGTAACACCTTCTAAAAAGACAGCAGTAGGTCGTATTAAAGAAGGTATGAAAGGGTATGTTCAGGATATTAATACCAAAGATATTGTATTTCAGAACATACATTCAGGTTTACAAGTAGTGGGGTTGTAGGTACTTCTTGAGTATTTTTAAGTATTTGACAACTTAAAAACAGAAAAGTTCAATTTATTTTTAGGAGTAGTGGTATGGAATATGAAATTATTGAATCAGATGAAAAACCCTACTATCCTAGGTTGATGCAGACAAAACTAGGATGTGTTGCACTATTTACAGGCGAATATACCGGTACAGTTTTGGTTCCATCTACTATTAAAAGTGAATGGCAGACTGGTGCAGTGTTATCTTCTACAAATATTAATAGCTGGTATGATTTTACAGGTTCTCTTGTCCTAAAGAACTAAAAAAGAGGTATATGATTATGAATGGTAAAAAGGCACGTATTCTTCGTAACTTCGCTCAGTCACGTACTGTAGGTAAACCACAGGTACAGTATCGAGAGAAAAAGGTAACTAAGGAGGTATCCTTTATGGGTGCTAATGGTGAGATGCAGGCTACTACGGTGGAAAAAAGCACTACTTTTATGGACGTAGGGTGTACCCGTAAGTACTATAAGATGTTAAAACAGCTTGATAAGAGTGGAGGTGAGTACTGATGGCTATGTTAAACTATACTATCCTTCTAAGGCAGGGATTTCAGCACCTACAGGTACGTCTCAATAGCCAACACTGCTTTAGTTATATGTTAGGTCTTGATGAGATGCGTAGGATGTCACATTTCGGCTCTCTGGTAGGGATTGTTGTAGACCTTTCAGAAGTATCTGATGAGCAGATCGATATCCTACGTAAGCTGCTTATCTCTTTTAAGTTTGGAGAAAGGACTCTCATCCCTAACAATAGTCAAAAACTATACGGCTATGAAAAGAGCTTAGTGTGTAATTCTAAGAAGCCTATGCTTGCCTTCACTATGGCTTCTTTTGGACGCTTTTTTGTAGACTACGGGGAAAAAAGGGCTAAAGTAATAGGCGATCTTATAAAAGAAGGTATTGACCCACGTATAGCTTTGATTATGGCACATTACTTTGTCTGTATCAAAGAGGGTACTTATACCTTTGTCAGGGCAGGAGCACATGGTTTGATTCGTTCAAGTCAAGCTGATTTAGAGACTGCCTCTATATTCTGTAGTTCTTTATACACTAAACTTTACTCATCAAGACCTTTCGGTGAGATATACACCCATATCGGTGTAACAGACTACCTGTATAGTAGAGGTGGTGGTTTTTTATATAAGAGGTACAATGATCTAACAAAACAAGGTGGTACTTTTAACCGAGAAAGTATCAACTTAAAAACGCTTGTATTTGAGGCAAAGAAACTACAGAAGGAGGTTCTAAGTAATGACAGCCAAAGTTAAGAAAGATTTTAACTTCTTAGTTATGGGTTCCTATGAGTACTATGAACCTTTCCTACGTGTAGGCAGAGTAGTCAGTACGGAACAATACGACCTAGCAGACTGTATTGTATTCACCGGAGGTGCAGACATAGACCCTCGCATGTATGGCGAAGAGAAGCACCGTCAATGCTATGCCACTGACCCTAATAGAGATTCTTCTGAGGAGGAAGTATTTAATTATGCAGTAAGACACGGAATACCTATGGTAGGTATATGTAGAGGTGCCCAATTCCTTAATGTTATGAACGGTGGTAAACTGATACAACACTCCACTGGACATACTATGGGTCATCAGGTGGAGTTGGCTAAATATTGTAAGTATAAGCAGAAGACTTTTGAAGTAACATCTACTCACCATCAGCTTATGGTTCCTGATGTCAAAAAGGGTCATGAATTGATTGCCTTCTCCAGAAACGTAGCTAAGATTATGGCCGGTGTACCTCTTAAAGAGTATACTGCCTATAGTGAAAAGCACAGTGACGGTATGATGATGGCTAAGGAGGCAGAAGTTTTGTGGTATGATGTAACTAATTCGTTGTGTGTGCAGTATCATCCAGAACGTATGGCTATTGGTTCTGATGGTGCTCTCTTTTTTGAACACCTTTTAGAGGAGTATATATTGCCATGATTGGTACAGATACAGAAGTTCTATTAAAGGATGGTACAGGTAATTACGTATCATCTATTGGTTTAATCGGCGGTAGTAAGGCAGAACCCTACCTAGTAGATAACGGTAATCTACAGGAGGATAATGTACTAGCTGAATTTGCTATTGACCCAGTGGATAGTAAACAGGAGTGGTTGGATAATATCCATTCTACTTTTGGTATCCTACAGGTCAAGATGAAAGAGTACGATCTTGAGATTGATATCAAAAGTAGTGCCCACTTTGATGCTGCTCAGTTGGAACATCCAAGAGCTAAAGAGTTTGGGTGTACTCCTGACTTCAATGCCTACTCTTTACAAGAGAATACGCCCCCTGATGGAGAAGAAGTAGGCAGTCTACGATCTTGTGGTGGTCATGTACATGTCTCTTTCGATGAGATTGCAGGCACTGATACTAATACTAAAGCTGAGTTTGTACGTATCCTCGACTTGCTACTAGGTGTACCTTCTGTACTTATGGATGACGATACAGAACGCAGACTTTTATATGGTCAGGCCGGAGCACATCGACCTAAAGAGTATGGTGTTGAGTATCGTACACTGTCTAACTTCTGGATTCAATCTGATGAACACATGGAGTGGGTTTATGATCAGGTTAAACGTGCAGAACAGATGTATAAGGACGGGTATCGTATCTCTTACGAAGTGGGAACTGCTGCTATCAACTGTATCAACAATGGTGATGTTGAAACAGCTCGTTCTTTAATTCAAGAACATAAACTGGAGGTGGTATCGTGAACATAGATGCATATTCTATTGATGATCTCAACCGCTACCTACGTAGAGGTACAGGTTTTGCAGAGATACGGGGTGTGGTAACTCCTGTATATATAGAGAAAGTACTGGAGCGTTTTACTGAGGAGAGTCCACGGACAGCTATCAAGTTTGCTAAAGTGTACCTACCTCGATCTAAGGGTTCCCCTAGTTCATGGGAGAGTAATAAACCTATCGAGATCAAGTTGGACTCTATAGACCTTTCACCTATAGAGGCAGGATGCTATAACTACAAAGCACATGCAGTCCATATCAGACGTGGAGCTGAGAGACAATGGAACATGGCTGTTAATAGTAATTCCTACAGCAGTAAGGCTTGTAATCGGGATAATAGTGGTATCAGTAGCCCAAGTATCACCTCGCCTGCACTGCTAAAGTGTATCAAAAACAATCGATACTATGATATTGGTACAGCTTCTAGCCGGATACGTGAAGGTAAACGGTATACAGTTGCCTTATCACGTAAGTTCTGGCTAGGTGTAGATAGGTATTCAGAGAATTTACTGATTGGTTATAACGCTGACAATATCATCGGTGTTGTTAAGCCTGACGATAATGTAGTAGTGTACAAAGGTTTTGAGTTCCTTATGGAATCTTTATCACAGATTACACCAATAGGAGGTGTTGAAGATGCGGCTTAGTAAGATTACAAATATTGAACCAGATGTACGTACTTTCCGAGAGAGTACTGATCTGGTACTACCTCATACCTATATAGGTATCGAGAATGAAGTTGAAGGTGTTAATCGTAACCGACTAGAAAGGTTACCCTATTGGAGTATTGTAGAGGATGGTTCCTTACGTAACGGTGCTGAGTTCGTACTGTCAGAGCCTTTGATGGGTCAAGATATTATTGATGCATTGAATGGCCTTGAACAATACTGCTCTGGAATCCGTGTTAAACAGAGTGTACGTACCTCTATCCACATCCACATTGATGTACGTGATTTAAGTGTACAACAACTGCTTAACATGGTCGGTTTATATCTGGTTATGGAGAAGGCTATCTATCGTTATCATAAAAAGGATTATGATCGTGAAGGTAATATCTACTGCCTGCCTTTCTACAAAGCTAATAAACATATCTACGCTTTAGGTGGGCTATCGAAAATATTATCCTTGAGAGAGGGTGATGATGATCGTTATGTTGAGGCCGATATCCGTAATAGTTTACAGCCTTTGAATAAATACTACGGACTTAACCTAGCATCTTTGTTTAGATTCGGTTCTTTAGAGTTCCGACACATGGAAGGTACCACTTCTGCAAGTGAGATACTTGAGTGGATCAATATCTTAATGTCTATCAAGAAGTATGCGGTTGGTTACGATGGTCATCCTTACGATCTACTACGTGGCATTAGTGATGAAGGTCACTTATCCTTAATGGGTAAAATCTTCTCTCCTGATTTAGTTACTAAGCTCTTCGGGTATGATACAGCTTCTGAGGATATGATGGAAGGTGCTCGTATATTCCAAGATGTTATATATTCTGATACACTACAGGGTAGCCGAGATGGATACCATTCCCGTATCGACAAGGTAAACCCAGAATATAATTTGTCTGAAAACTATAAACGTCTAAAGGAGAAACGTAAAGTAAAGAAAAGACCTGATGAACGAGAACCTGTTTTAGCAAACCGTCTAAGGGGCGCTGAGGCTGGCTTAGCAGCGGTTGGGGCTGAACGAGGCCTTATCAATGAGATACTTAATAGAAACAGAGATCAAGCAATTGACATAGAGGAGTTATAGTATGTGTGGTATTATAGGTTTAATCAGTGATAGTAAAGGTATTATGTCTCAAGATAAACGAAACTTTATCAATCAGGCACTTGTAGTAGATTCTTTACGAGGAGAAGATAGTACAGGTCTATTCACAGTAGATGATACAGGTAAGGTAGATGTTTTCAAAGCTGCTATGTCTGGCTGGGACTTTATCCAACACTCTAAGACTAAGAAGATGTTATCCTCTATGCTAGATAAACAGTTAATCGTAGGTCATAATCGATGGGCAACAAAGGGTGCAATCAATGCTGTTAATTCACACCCATTCCATCACGGTAATATTATTGGTGTACATAACGGCTCTCTACGTAACCATACTGACCTCTTGAAAGATGGTAATATGTTTGATGTAGATAGTGATGCTGTGTTCCACTCTATTAATGAGATTGGTGTAGAAGAGACAGTTAAGACCATGAATGGTGCTTACGCTATCGTATACTATGATCAAGAGAGTGATACTGTTAATATGTTCCGTAACGAGGAAAGACCTTTATGGATTGGCTATGTAGAGCATGTGTCTAATAAAGACACTACTATTCTCTTTGCCAGCGAAGTAGGTATGATTGAGTGGATAGCAGGCCGTAATAATATGAAGGTTAAGAATTATAAATTACTGACACCTCATACTTTATATACTATGTCGCTTGAGGATTTGACAAACTATACCACTGCTCCACTAGGTAAGTACACGATCACACCCTCGTATAGTGGTAAAGGTAATCGCCAGAGTAATAAGAAGGGTAATACTCAAGTAACTAATATTAGTAACCGGAGAAGTATCAGGGCAAAAAAGCTCTTAGAAGAAGTTGGTTTGAATGTAGGTGATGATTTAGATTTCTGGATTTACAGCTCAAGCCTGTATGGTCACCTAAGTAGTCTTGGAGAGATCTCTGGTACTATGGTAGATAGCCCTTATTGTGATGTTATTGTACACGGTGTTAGTAAGGAGCAGCTTAAACTTGCAAATACAGAGCAAGCTTTAACAGGTAAGATACTTACTGCTAACAACCGAGCTAATAACTTAGAGATCCACATAAAGACAGACACCTTACGTTCTACTTACGAAGATATTGATAAGAAGCAGGACGACTCTTTAAAGGA